CTGAGTCTTTTAGCTTGGAGGACATCAAGCTCTTTTGCAGTCTATATGTGTGAACGTATCAGAAAGAATATACCTGATGCTAAAATAGTACTTGGTGGGACAGGTATTGAAGCTTCATCTTGTAAAGTGTATAAGGAATTAGGTTTAATTGATCATTGGATCTTTGGTGATGCAGAAAACTCTTTAATTGAATTAATGAAAGGTAATATGAAATATCCTGGTATCGATTCTCTAATACCTGGTCAATTACACGATCTAGATCAGATGATGTTACCTAATTATGATGATATTGATTGGTCTTTATACAAGGAAGAAGAGATTGATACAGGATTTAAAGGTGGCGTTGCTCATGTAACTGGATCCCGTGGATGTGTACGAAACTGTGACTTTTGTGATGTAAATAGACTTTGGCCTAAGTACAGGTTTAGATCCTCAGAAAAGATCTTTGAGGAAATGGTTATGTACAAAGAAAAGTACAACCGAACTCTTATACATTTCAATGATTCTCTTATAAATGGTAGTATGAAAACCTACAGAGAATTAATGAAAATAATATCATCGGATCCAAGAGCAGAAGGACTAAGATGGCATAGCCAATTTATTATTCGTAGTGAAAGACAAATGACCCCTGAAGACTGGGAGTTAACCTCAAAGGCTAACCCTGCTCTTCTTGAGATCGGTGTAGAATCTTTTTCACAAAAAGTCAGAGAAGATATGGAAAAGGGGTTTACAAACGATGATTATTGGTATACAATGAATATGATAAAAAAATATGAGATCCCAACCTGGATTAATATCTTATTTGGTTATCCGACTGAAACAGAAGAAGATCACGAGATAAATCTAGATAGTCTTCGGCGTATGTATAAAGACGGGTATAGCCCACTAATTCGTGTACTTCCCGTATCTACTTTTGGTATGAGTAGAGATGAAAAAGCCTATCAAAAATATAAGTCTGAACTGACTGGTGGTTTCTGGGACTGGGAGTGGCGAGGAAACACCGAACGTGTACGAAAAAGAAGACAGCTTGAATTTTTAGAGCTTCAGGATTCGCTGGAAACAGAATATGGTGGTCCAGGCCTTTTTAGTACGGGTAAACAAAGACTCACTTATCGTAGAAAAGAACGTGAGCTCGGGTATATATAATACTATACATTATGAAGTGAGGAATTCATGATTAAGTTTGAAACCCTCCGTTGGAAGAACTTTCTTTCCACCGGTGATAACTGGACAGAAGTCCATTTAACAAAAACTAAATCTACTCTTATTGTTGGTCAAAATGGTGCAGGTAAATCGACTATGCTCGATGCACTATCATTTGCGCTCTTCGGTAAACCACATAGAAATATTAATAAGCCACAACTGGTAAACACTATCAACCAAAAGAATTGTTCGGTTGAAGTAGAATTTATTGTTGGTAAATCACAGTTTAAAGTTGTACGTGGTATTAAGCCCCAGGTCTTTGAAATTTGGAAGAATGGTACGTTACTCAATCAGGACTCACATGCAAAAGAATACCAAAAGATTCTTGAGCAAAACATCCTGAAGCTGAATCACAAGTCATTTCACCAAATTGTTGTGCTAGGTAGTAGCAGCTTTGTTCCTTTCATGCAACTACCAGCACAACATCGACGTGACGTTATTGAAGATCTACTGGACATTAACGTATTCTCGAAGATGAACACACTAATCAAAGAGAAGCAATCTATTCTAAAGGAAACATTAAAGGATAAAGATCACCAATTAGAATTGCTTAAAAATCGTATTGATTCTCAAAAGAAATATATTCGTGACATTACAGCAATGAACGAAGAAGAGATTGCTCAGAAGAGGACACAGATTGATGAAGCGAATGGAGAGATTAACAAACTTCAGTCAATTAACAGTGATGCGTCTAGTTACATCGAAAAGCACGCAGAAGAGACATCAAGTCGTTTGGCGGGTGCGCACGATAAAAAACAGAACCTACTTCAGTATCGGGCTCAATTCAACACCCAGATTAAAACCGTTGTTAGAGATACAAAATTTTACGAGGAAAATCAAACGTGTCCATCCTGCGAACAAGAGATTACCGAAGAAACAAGAAGTCGTAAACTCCAAGAGGGTAAGAACAAAGCGTCGGAACTACACTCGGCAATTCGGAAGCTTAGCGAAGAAGGGGAATCTCTCACTACGCTCCTTGATGAACTCAATACCCTATCCCAGGAGATTAAAGATAAACAGACGAGTACACATGTTAACAATCAGACGATACAACGCTTACAAAAAACGATTTCCAGTCTGGAAGACGACATCGTTAGACTAACAGGACGTGAGGGCGACTTAGGTAAAGCCAATCAGGAACTCTCGGATATGAACAGTGACCGCAGCAACCTGATGGAAGAGAAACTAAAACTTAACGAAGAATTTTCCTATAATACTGTAATGGGTGAAATGCTTAAGGACACTGGTATCAAGACTAAGGTGATTAAGCAGTATATCCCTGTTATCAATAATCTGGTCAATAAGTACCTACAGATACTGGATTTCTTTGTACACTTTAACTTAGACGAAAGCTTCAATGAAACCATTCGCTCGCGCCACCGCGACGCGTTCTCGTACGACTCATTCTCAGAAGGCGAAAAACAACGTATCGATCTTGCACTACTATTCACATGGCGCATGATTGCTAAGATGAAGAATTCAGTTGCTACCAACCTATTGGTACTGGATGAAACATTCGATTCGTCACTGGACCATGATGGTGTAGATAACCTAATGAAGATCCTGTACAGTCTAGAAGATGATACAAATACATTTGTTATTTCACACAAGGGTGAGATCCTTGATGGTAAGTTCCAGAACAAGTTGGAATTCTACAAAGAGAAAAATTTCTCAAGGTTGCGAGATAATGGTTTACAAATGGCTTCTTAAGCGGTATAATGTATTATTAATGAAACAAAGGTGAGTGAGATGAAACTATCCCCATATACACAATCAGTTCTTAAGAACTTTGCTGGTATTAATACCAATCAGGTATTTAACGCCGGTGATCGTATTAACACTATCGCACCAGCCCGTAATATTCTATCAAGTGTAAAGCTTGATATTGAATTTCCAGAACGGTTTGGTGTGTATGATCTAAATGAATTCCTTAATGTTGTATCGCTTGTCGACGAACCAGAGATTAAGTTCGAAGATAAGTATGCAGTGATCGGTGATTCTACCGGTCGTACTAAAATCAAATACTTCTTTACTGACATTGATATGCTTATTGCACCAGACGATAACATGATCAGTAAAGCAATGGATCTAGAAGATTTCGAGGTAGAATTTACCTTGGATGCTGACACCATCAACCGTGTCAAACGTGCACAGAGTGCACTTGGTCATCAGACTTTGTCAGTGACACCGTCTAGTGGCGCGATTGCTCTTACCGTAACAGATAAGGACAATCCTACCTCAAACTCATTTACGATTGAGGTACCTGGAAAAAGTAAAAGTGAAAACTTTAACTTTATGATCAACCTAAATAATCTCAGAATCATCCAGGGAGATTATGAAGTTGGTATCTCCAGCAAGATGATGTCCCGTTGGAATCATACTGAACAGGACGTCATCTACTGGATCGCATGCGAAAAAACATCAGAGTATGGAGAATAAAATGGCAGAAAAGCAGAATAAGCAAGATACAGAATTTGTAGATCTTGCAAATCGTGTAGGACGCAGCACTATTGCAGTGGTTGATACGATGGTTCAGCGTGGCGCACTCCGTGGTGAAGAACTCTCTACAATTGGTCAGCTTCGTGATCAATGTGTGCAGATCGTTGCCATGTGCGAAGCTAAACAACAGGAAAGTTAATTTACAATTAGCTCCAAATATTATATAATGGACTTACTTGAACAGGAGTTAATATGTCAAACAATTTCCTATGGGTAGAAAAATATCGCCCACAAAAAGTTTCTGAAACGATCCTACCTCCTCACTTACAGCAAACGTTTCAGAAGATGGTGGATACCGGTGAGCTGCAGAATATGCTTTTCTCCGGTACTGCCGGACTTGGTAAGACCACTGTCGCTAAGGCATTATGTAAAGAGCTTGGTCTAGATTGTATTGTTATCAATGGGTCTGAAGAAGGTAACATTGATACGTTACGTGGCAAGATCAAGCAATTTGCATCTACGGTTAGCTTCGGTGGTTCTTACAAAGTCATCATTCTAGATGAGGCAGATTATCTAAATCCACAATCAACTCAACCAGCACTACGTGGATTCATTGAGGAGTTTAGTGATAATTGCCGATTTATCCTAACATGTAATTTTAAGAATCGTATTATTGAACCACTACATTCACGTTGTGCAATATACGAATTTAATACAAGTAAAAAAGATCTTCAGGGTTTGTGTGCGCAATTCCTTAAACGTGCTCAAACGATTTTAGAAAATGAAGGTGTAAGCTACGATCAGATGGCTATTGTTGATCTGATCATGCGTCATGCACCAGATTGGAGGAGAGTACTCAATGAACTTCAAAGACGTTCTGTTCTGGGCGATATTGCTAGCAGCACTACTGATATGGGTGGATCCTTTAATGATCTATTCAAACACCTAAAAGAAAAAGACTTTAAGTCTATGCGCAAGTGGGTGGTTAATAATCTGGATCTAGACACAAGTGCTATTATTCGTGGTGTATATGATAACATGAATGATAAAGTCGAATCTCAATCTATCCCACAACTTATTCTTATTTTGGCAGAATACCAGCACAAGGCAGCATTTGTTGCTGATCACGAAATCAACCTTGTTGCTTGTATGACTGAAATTATGTCTTCGGTGAAATTCTCATGAACCCATTTGAATACGTAAACAGTATTAATTACACCAAAAAAGATATTATGGAAGACGATGTTGCTGAAAAGGTGTACAATCCTTTTATGGTTAATCGTAGCTTATCTTACTTTCAGGATACAGTTCTTGCAGCAAATGAAATGAATCGGTTGCATAATGCTGATAAGAAACTACAATATCATTTTTATATAAATATAGTTCGAAAGCGGAAACGTTTTTCAAAATGGTATAAACCTGAACTAGAAAATGATATAGAAGTGGTCAAAGAATACTATGGCTATAGTAATGAAAAAGCTCGTCAAGCTTTGGCTCTCTTATCATCAACGCAACTGAATGAGCTAAAAGAAAAGGTGAGTAAAGGTGGAAGAACAAAATAATAATGTCCAGTGGACTCCATCTAACATGCTCGAGGTAACACTACGCGAGCCAGACGATTTCCTTAAAGTAAGAGAAACCCTCACGCGTATTGGTGTGGCATCTCGTAAAGACAAGAAGCTATTCCAGTCTTGTCACATTCTGCACAAACAAGGCAGATACTTCATCGTGCACTTTAAGGAACTATTTTTGTTAGATGGGAAGAAATCAAATTTAGAAGAAAACGATATTGCTCGTAGAAATACTATTGCTACATTGATGAGTGATTGGGGATTAGTACAAATGGCTAAGAAGGAAGATCTACAGTGTGCTCCTTTACGTCAAATTAAAATTATCCCTTTTAAAGAAAAAACACAATGGGAACTTTGTCCCAAATATAATATCGGTGCAAAGTAATGACTAAACTGTTATCTCTCCCAGATACATATTCTTTTCTCGATTCAGAAATCGGTATGAAAGAATTTACCTGGGAGAGAATGACACATCTAATAGATACACATCCACCACAAAGTACGAAAATAAAAGGTGAATGTGGTTCTGCTACATTTCTTGAATTAGAAAAAAGACCGTCTTTACCAAGAAATGCTAGAAGAATAATAGAAGATTTAAAAAGAATATTCCCTGATAAACCTGTTACTTGTCATTTGTTTTTTGGTATTACAGATAGACATACTACATTTGGAATACATAGAGATCGTATGCATGTCTTATATCTCCAAGTATTAGGTAGAGTTGATTGGGAAATACATCGACCTAGAATAGAAGATGCAATATCATATACTCTTAAACCAGAGAGATCTGTGATGGTTGAAAATAAAATATTAGAACCTGGGATGATGGTATGGAATCCTATGGGAACCTTTCATCACTCGAAACCTATTGGAACAAGAATGGGATTATCTTTCGGAGTCGAAGGTCTTGTCAGATAAACGTTTTTCAAATGTAGGATCGTGGGAAAACTGGACACGTATATGGAACACCGAGGTATTAGAGGTTATTGAAAATCTAGAAGCTCCTGCTGGTCCTATATACGATTTTGGTTGCTATCCTGGAATTCTTACAAGAAATTTAAGAAGAAAATATTTGCACCAACGTAAAGTAACGGGCTTTGACATACTAGAGTGTGATACAAAAAATACCGTGGTCTGCGATGTTTTTAGTATGCCAGAAGAGTACGACGTTCCTATCGCAATAGCAATTGATGATATTTGGTTAGAACGAAAAAAAGAACTTTTCCCATGGATCTATGAAAGGCTATTCCCAGGCGGTATATACATGACCCCGATGAAAAGCCGACATCATATTGTCCCAGAGTATGTGAGTGATTTACAACAGCTAGATTCCCCAGTACCATGGATTTACATAGGTAGAAAAAATGTTTAAGACCGAAAATTTAAATCCTAAGAAGCCTACTACATTTATGTATTTTCTAGAGAAAAGAACGTATAAATAACAGCGGATGCCGAATAGTTCGGGTCCATAACATAACCTTGCTTAACAGGAGGTCACAATGACTAAAGCAACTTTATTGCCACGAAACGCATTTCTTGGTTTCGATCACATCTTCGATCAGCTGGAAAATATTCACAGCCACGCGAAGGATACCTATCCCCCACATAACGTAGTTAAACACGATGCGTATCATTACGAAATCGAATTAGCAGTGGCTGGATTTAGTAAAGAACATATTGATATTGAAGTAAAAGATCACGTTCTGACTATCAAAGGTGATAGACCACAACGTCGCCCTCAAGAACTTTATGTTCATAAAGGTATCAGTGCTCGAAATTGGAGCAAGTCATTTAGACTGTCGGAATATACCGAAGTATCCGGAGCTGATCTAACGGATGGAATCTTGACTGTCAAACTTGAAGTCATTCTTCCCGAAGAAAAGCTGCCTCGTAAAATTTCTATTGGAAACAACGAGGTAAAAAATGACAACAATAGCGCTGAACTACTCACAGAGTCTGCTTAACGGATTTTGGAGAGTATTTAAAAACATTCTTCGAGGTGTAATGATAGGATGGATTCTGTCTCGTCAGACTAAAGCAAATGCATACATTGCTGGTCAGATGATTCACGAATATCCAGGACACACTGTTGAATCACTTACACATGAACTTAATTCAAAATCTCTTGAAAAAATTAGAAGGGAATTTGGATATGAGTAAGTGGTTTAAAGACTTGATTAGAATGATTAATATGAC